TCAGCGGCCGTCGCCCCCTGGTTCAGTTCGTCCACGGATCTCTCCTGGGGTTGGGTGGGGGTGGGCTCCTCTGAGCGCACCTGGGCTCCGGCGTCAGCCGGGATCGGGACCAGCGAGAGCTCATACGGCTCCCAGTCCACAACGCGCTGAACTGGCATGACACCAGTTTCATCGCGCTCCGTCTTGTGGACCTTGTAGCCCACAGACACATTGCGGTAGATGCCGTCGATCACATCTTGGAAGATGGGCTGCACGTCATCCCGCTTGCTGAACTTCACCAGGGCGCGGCCCTGGTTGCCATCCAGCCATGCTCGCTGCACCACACCGATCTGGCTGCGCAGCGAGTAGGAGTTGTGCGCATCAAGGAGCGGCCCGCCCTTGTTCAGGCGGTCCAGGCGCACAGCGCCAGGCGCCATGCTCAACTCCTCCATGTAGTCGCCACGCGACCAATCCGCACGCTTCACCTGTGCGCCAGTGCTCCACACCAGCTCAACCGTTCGCTCTTCGACGTTGACCGTCTCCGGAGCGAACATCGCCCTGGTTTGCAGCAGCCCGTCGCTCATTGGCACTCCTGTTCCTCCTCGATTCTAGGGTCAGTTGGCAGTAGGCCTTGCAGCAGCAGCTGGGGCCGCCGGTTGCGTTGCCTTGCTCGGTGGTTCACCGGTTGGTGGCAGCACCGTTCCCGCCGGCCTTCCCTGCGTCAGGCCTGCAGCGCTCACCTTCCGTGGGTCGGTGTCGAGCGTGATGCCAGCTTCATCCAGCATCTGCATCCATTCCTTCCACTGCTCGATCAGATCAGCAGGCTCATACCCTTCCGCACGGATCGCCTCCAGCGGTGGCATCAGGCCTCCGCGGATTCGATCCCTGGTGCTCGATGTCTCCGACTGCGGGTCGAACAGCTCGCGCTTCGGTGGCGTCCAATCACCGTTCAGCCCTTCGGTGGGCACACCCACCACGCTCGCCGCCATCTGGAACCACTCCCACACCCGGCGGAACACCACCGGCTCCAGGATCTGCCATGTGTCCGCCTGCAGCCTGCGCTGGAAGCCGATCCAGCCCATTCGCTCCTGGCTGAAGCTGCCACTCGAGTAGTCGCCCGTCAGCTCGCTGTAGGTGATGCCAACACCTTCTGCGATCTCCAGCAGGTATGACCTGATCACGGAGCTGATCTCCCCTGCCACTGGTGGATTGATGGCCCTGATGTCCTGCCCCGGGCCCAGCTTCACCACACCGCCCGGCTCGATGCGCTTCCCGATCGTGGACTTCTGCTCGCTCATGCCATCGAGATCCACCACCGCGACGCTGAGGCAGGCGGCCACCTTCTCCTTCATCAGCCGCGCATCCATCAAGTCCTGCAGGTCCCGCAGGCGGATCAGCGATGGCGCAAGGCAGCTCACCCCCCTGGTCATGCCAGGGCGCTCTGGCGTAAACAGGTGGATGATCTGCTCCGCTGGCACCGTGTTGCTGAGGATGTCCACCGCACGGTGCGCCCTCTCACCAGGGTGGTAGTTGTACAACCAATACTTGGTGGGCTTGTCCTCTGCGTTGTAGACGATCCCGCGCTTCGTGTACCCACCATCGGTGCTCGCCGGCGTGTCCTGGCTTTCGTCGATCCAGTCGCCTTCCATCAGCTGCAGTTGCAGCGGGATCCTCAGGCCCAGGCGCTGCATCGTGGCCCGGTTTGGCGTGCGCATCCGGATCAGCACCTCGCCGCTGCCCTTCCACGCCTCCACCATCTGCGCCACCATCCCGTCGAAGCTGTTGCGGCCGTAGTAGTCGCACTGCCTCGGGTCGGCCATCCAGGCCTGCATCAGCTGCGTCACGTTCTTCCCACGCCGGCCGTTGCGCCGGCCGTCCTTCGCCTTGAAGCTCCACCCAGTTCCGATCAGGTTGTCGCTCCAGGCCTTCACCGCCTTCCGCGCGAAGGGGTTGTTGCGCATCTGCTCCCGCGCGCGATCGCGGATGTCCGCGAAGCCATAGGCGCTCGAAGCATCAGCCGAGGATCGCTGCGTCTGCCAGCCTTCCGTCCGCCGGCCGTTGCCCGCCGCGTCGTACCTGCGCAGTTGATCCAGCTGGAGGCGGGCCGCCTGGCGGCGCACGGCCGCGCGCGGAGCAATCGCAGCCAGCAGCCTCTCGAAGGGGTTCATTCGTAGTCCCGCACGAACGTCGGGTAGTCGATCCGCACCACCGGCGAAGTCGCAGCGGACAGGCTGGCCATGATCATCGACCGGGCCTTCATCATCTGCTCGATGCTCTGATAGGTCACCTCCTTGTCGTCGTACCGCACCTTGAGGTAGCCGCCAGCAATCGCCTCCTCGATCGCCGCCAGGTGCGTCTGCGTGAACGTGCTCATCCCGGCCTCCTCCGTCCCGCCATGCTACTCAGCCCCAGAAGGATGAAGATCCGCCGCCATCATCATCTTCCACCTCATCAACCTCATCAGCGACCGAGGCAGGGACCACATCATCCACAGCGGCCAGTGGCACCCCGCCGCGTTCCTCCAGCCAGCGCGCGTCGCTCCACCGATCTGCACCCACCAGCGCGGCCGCGGCCCGGGCATAGATCCTGCAGTCCAGGGCCTCGTTGCGCGGCCTGGTCTTCACCCACTCGAACCGGTTGTAGCCCCGCCGGTCGATCGTGTTCGTCAGCCGCTCTGCGCACAGCTGCCTGAAATACTCCTCACCATGCTGTGGGAAGTGGCACCAGCCATGAGGCAGCGGCTCACCCTCATCAGGCAGGCCCCGGCGCAGCCAGCCATAAAGCTCACCCTTCGCAGTGCTCACCCCCACCGGCCACACCTTCACGCCGCCCCGCAGCGCCTTGCCATTGCGCAGCACCTCCACACGGCCCGGTGTGCCGATGATCGAGGTCTGCGTCTCCGATCCACCCTTGATGGCGATCACCCGGTTCCCGGCCTGGCTCCTCACCCACCGGTAGACCTCCTGGCTGCGGAAGCCCGAGTCCACCGCCGTCATCCGGATCGGAAGCCGCTGGCCATCGCCGCGGCCGAACTCACCACGGAGAAACTTCGTCAGCTCGCGCCACACCGCCGGCTGCGCCGTGTCGCCAGCCAGCACCTGGTAGTCGAGGCTCCAGCTCTCCATCCCAGGGCCCCAGCCCACCACCTCCAGCTCCAGGCGGTCCTGCTGCACGTCCACACCACAGGTGATGAACGCCACGCCATCGGGCACGCTGCCCAGTTCATAGAGCTCCCGGCGGTTGTAGAGCGCCTCCCAGTCCGGGGCCTCGCCATCGTCGTTCCAGCACTCCGCCAGCACCGTGTTGGTCCACGGTTTCAGCTTCGCCGGCTCGTCCTTCGCGTCCTCATATCCCACCGCGATCTCGGTCCAGTTCAGCCAACCCAGCGGGCTGTAGAGGCCATTCAGGTGGTAGCCCTGCACTTCGCGCTCCGGGAACAGCGCCTCCCACCAGTCGTCGTCGAACACGTCCGGGTCGTACCACCAGGCCTTCGTGTCCTCGCTGATGCCCTCGCCGCACTCCTCGCAGATCATCACCGGGGCCCGTCGCAGCGTGTTGGGCAGGCCCGGATCCTTCGCGTCGTACCGCAGCCGATCCCAACTCAACACCTGCCGATGCCCGCAATGCGGGCAGGGCAACAGCAACCGCTGCTGGTTACTCGTCTCCCACTTCGCCCAGATCGCACTGCGGCCGGCGATCGTTGGCGTGCTGGTCCACGCCAGCTTCTTCCGCACGCCAAACGTCCGCGTCCGCGCCGTCACGATCGCCAGCGGGCTCCCTTCCTCATCCACATCTGCCGGCCATCGATCGATCTCATCCCCGGCCAGGAAGCGGATGGGCATCGAGGCCAGGCCGCTCGCCGCGTTCGCCCCGCCGAGGATCAGGAAGCCGCCGACGAACTCCTTCATCAGCTGCGTGTTGCCCGAGTCGCGCTCGCGCGGAGCCTTCACCTTCTCCTGCAGGCTCGGCGTCGCCTCGATCATCGGCGCGATCCGCATCTTCGAGTACCGCTTCGCCATGTCGATCGTCGGTTGCACGAACAACATCGGCCCCGGCTGGATGTCCATCACGTAGCCACCCCAGTTGTTCAGCGCCTCGCTCTTCCCGCTCTGCGCTGGAAACACCAGCACCACCTCCTGCACCGTCGACGTCGCCGACAGATCGTTCATCGGCTTGCGCAGATACGGCGTCCGCGCCGTCCGCCAAGGCCCGTGCTCACTCGACGCCTTGGAGCTCAACACCCTCCGCTGATCCGCCCACTCGCTCACCGTCAGCAGCGGATCCGGCGCCCACGCCCGGCGGATCGTTTCGCGGCACTGCTCAACCAGCATCCTTCGACAGCTCCTCCAGCACTCCGACGAGGTGGCGCTCGATCACCAGCAGCACGTCCGCCCGCTGCTCCTGCGTCATCCCACCGACCGCTTGGGCCACGTCGCCGATCATCTGCAGCGGCAGCCGGCGAAACGCATCACGGGCCCGGCGGATCTCCTCGAACCACACCCGATCGACGTCATCCTTCGGCACCAGCTGGCCCTGCTTCTGCTTGAGCTCCAGCTCGAGGAGCCGGGCTTGGTACATCGTGCGGATCGCCGCGGCCTGCCCCTGGCCGGGGATGTTCCCCGGCATCCCCCCGGGCGGCGCCGGCGGTGGCGATGGGCGGTGGGCGGTGGGCTGTCGCTTCTGCCCTGGGCCGGTGCCACCGCCGCCGCGGCGCTCCTGGGTGCTGGCGGCCC